AATGGAACAGGGAACTTCTTCCAACGTGAATACGATGCTGCAAAACTTGGACGCTCACAATTTGAGGCTCTGTTTATTCCATGGTTTGATATAGACTTATATTCTCTGCCTTTCGATAGCGAAGATGAAAAAGCTGATTTCGCTATTGAGTTGTGGAAGAATAGAAATAATGAGAGTGTACTTAATAATCGTGAGGAAAGCGGAAAATATCTTTGGTATCTTTGGGAGAAAGGGGCTACACTTGAAGCAATACATTGGTATGTAGAAGAAAGAAAGAAGTATGAAGACCACGCTCTTATGGCTGCCGAATATCCGTCAGATGACGAAGAGGCCTTTGTTCATTCAGGGGCGCGCGTCTTTGATAAGTTTAAGGTCAACAAGCTACGCAAGGCATGTAGACCTCCTAAATTTGTGGGTGATGTATACGCCGATGTTGATAGTGGAGAAGATGCGCTTACAAATCTTAGATTCAATGAAGACAAACAAGGTTTACTTTGGATATGGGAAAAGCCTATTATAAGTAATACGCAAACTATTACGGATAGATACCTTACAATAGTGGATGTCGGAGGTCGTTCCAATAAGGCCGACTGGTCTGTTATTGTTGTGTTTGATAGAATGTATATGATTGACGGCGATAAGCCTGTTGTCGTTGCGCAGTGGTATGGACACATAGATATTGACTTACTTGCGTGGAAAGCTGCACAAATAGCAGCCTATTATGACAACTCTTTATTGGTAATAGAAAGTAATACACTTGAAACGCACGATAAAGAACGCCAAGTTGACGGCGACCAATCACATTTTATCCTTAATCAGATTAAAGATGTATATCCAAACTTATATGCACGTAAACAATCAGAAGAGGAAATAGAAGAGGGTTATCCGAAGAAATATGGATTCCACACGAATGTGGCTACAAAACCGATGATAATATCAACACTTGTAAAAGTTATCCGCGAGGGGCTTTATGTTGAGCGTGACGAGCGTTGTTTGGATGAATATATTACTTACGAGCGTAGGCAAAATGGCTCTTATGGTGCTATTATAGGCAAACATGACGACTTACTCATGACACGTGCTATTGGTATGCATATTTGCTACTTTGAAATGGATTTGCCAACAATTATAGCAAAGGAAAGACTTGTCGTGTCTAAGAGAAGAACTTCTGTCACAGAGGCTACAATATAAAAATAGGGTACAACAAAATGCTGTACCCTATTCCTTACACATTATATAATATATTATTATGCGCTTTTCCCTGTTAGCATGCCATAAGCCTTGTTAACTGCTCCCATGTCTGTTCCCTGCTGTACCTGCTGTTGTAATTGCTGTGGCAAGCCTTGTGGGACTTGACCTTGATTTAACTGCTCCTTTTGGCTTTGTAGGTTCTGTAATAACTCATCTGCAAATGGGAAGTCGCCAAATTCAAGTAATTGTTCGAGCGAAATTTGGTTACTCTGCCATATCTGCATTAAGAACTCATTAGCCATTTGTCTGTAAGCTGGCGTTGTTGTACTCTCAACGATACTTAAATCAAATTCAACATCGCTAATCTTGTTTGGGTCATATTCCACCTGTGCGCTGCTCTTGCCTGCAATATTAAAGATTCGCTTGCTATCGTAATACTGCTGCATATTCTTCACATCCTTATACGCTCCGTCAATAACAAAGGTTGAGAATGTTTCGAGCAGGTCAAGTAGCGTTGTTGTCGCATTTTGCGCTTGTTGTGCGTACAGGCTGCCACTTGTGGTTGAATAACCAGGCTTTCCTTGTAATGCTCCATGAACACCGCTGATATCTTCTACAAGTTTTAATTGCAGCTGTAGCAATTCTCCTATGCCGATATTTGTAGAGTTATTAGCAATCTGTTGCGGAATCTGTTTCGCGCCTTTCTTGATAACAATAACGCCGTTAAACCTACTCCATTCATCGGCTATATCGTCTAAGTGCATATTCTTAGGCAAACAATCTTCGGGGAATAGCAATACACCTTTCGCACTTGCACGCATTATCCAGTCGTTTAATGTGATAAGACGATTGATGTATCGCTGTTGGTCTATAACATCTGCCACAAAGCTATGGATTTCTCCATCAATGAAAGGATATGCCTTGAATACGTAAGGATGCTCTCCGTGCGCAAATGGCGTTTCTCCCTCTTTGAGAATCACTCCTGTTGGCGTTAGATAATAATAATACCAATAATCATCTACAAACCATTTTGCCTGCACCAAAGGGATATCATCTTCGCTCATGCCAAGCGCTAAGCCGTCTTGTAGGCGTTGCTCGTTTTCCTTAACAACCATTTCCGCATAGTCTTCAATATCTATTTTATAGATACTACCATTATTGTAATCATGGCAACGATAGCGAGGTTTAGTTTCTTTTCGCCACACTTCTATAACGCGACATAGACTTCTATCCTTAGGGAATAGGAATGATGATGTTCTTTGATAAGGTTTGCCGAAGTTATCCGTAGATAGACCATAATCAGCTTGTGTAACGGACGTGGCATATATATTCCTTAACTTTGCGTACTCTGCAGGCGTTTCTGCAAACTGGCGACATAGGGTCTCAAAAGAAATATCGTGTATCTCTCCTATTAGAGATGCATCCCAACCACGAAAGTCACGCATGTTAGAATCAATGAAAAAGTTGTACGGCTGGACATAATCTGTCCAACAATCACATTTGCCATTACGCCAACCGAACCATTTACGATGTACAGCGAAGCCACTAATTAAAAACTCTTCCATGGTACGTGCGTACATATCGTTCATCCTATTAAGCTGCATATTGCATTGTAGGATAGTACTCATCGTTTCACCAAGTTTCTGTTCGTCCCTATCTCTTGCTGTACAGGTTGGCTCTTTGCTCTGCCCACGATATACGCCTAATATCGTACGCACAAGTCTACGAATGACGTTATTCTTTAGCGGAACATTCCCTTGACTTTTGATGTAGCTTTCCTCTGTCATACATTTTCCGTCTACAGAAATAACATCGTCCCACTGGTCACCATACGTGTAACGTTTGTTTCTCTCTCGGTCTGTTCTAAATCTATCCATATTGGTCCACGCTCTTTGCGCTTCCATGAGAACAGATTCCGCTCTGTAATCGCCGAATGTTTGTGATTCTTTTACGCTGTCTATTTCGTTATCCTTTGGCGTAATACGACTTAATGATAATAGTTTCCCTCTTGCCATATTATATATATATTTGTTGTGTGCGAAGATAATTTTTTATCTCCACACACGACTTTTACCTTTTTACTCTTCTCTTGCCTCCATGCTATTTACAAGATGATGTTTAAGCTTGATTATTTCTGCGTCTATCATCTTAACTGCATCTTCCGCGCCAGCTGCTTGCGCATCTTTCTTGGCCCTGCTTAACCGCTGATAATAGGCTGCTGATTGACGTAGTAACAAGTAATCCTTATCTGAAACAATGTTGTTTATGATTTCAGCCTTTTTCATAGGACTATAGCTTGGGTCGTTTTTGAATCCGTTAATTTCTGCAGCCTTAGCCTTATACCTATCTAAGTAGTCATAGAATTTCTTGTCAAGTCCTCTTGATGCATTTTGCTCATCTCCACCAGTCATGACAACTCGGTTTGCAAGCGGAACATAACGCCAATCGAAGTCTTTGTTATTCGTAGCTACATCAGTCATGTTTCGCACCTGGTTGTAGACTGTGAATATACCGCCTGTGTACTGACGCAACAGATATTCGATAGCTGCAGGGTTTAAGTCAATCTCACCTTTTTTATACTTATTACCTCCGCTTACTTCGTTGAGAAGTGCTGCAAAATTTACAAGGTCTCTATTGGCACTCTTGAAAGCTTTTGTCCATTGTGGAAGAGGCTTATTATATTCTGTTTTTTGCAACCTCAATAATAGGCTTAACACTGCTTGGATAGAACGCTTCCTTACCCTCCATAAAGTCTATTGGTAGAATCTGTGACATTTGTGCAACCAAATCTCCTAATTCTAACCTTTCTTTATGGAATATTGTACTCCCTGCAAGTTCTCCCATACCATAGATAGAACGATACTCAATAGATAGAGGTATTTTTATCCATGTATTGCCTGGTCCTTTTATGAGGATATTCTGTCTGCGCGTTGTTTCGGGTAGGTCATAATAGCTATCATCATCGCCA